GTTTACCAGTCTTTTTATAAGGAAGGTAATAATTGGCGTATTCGCCATCTCTGCGCTCAAATTGCATAAAGTGTATAAACTCATGCATGAGCATCTGAATAAACTTGTATTTAAACCTGTTCCAAGTTGTATCAGTAAACTTAAATTTGTTGAAGTTTGGTTCGCATATAAAGGCAGTTACTCGACGATCCTCTGCATCATACTCTCCAGCCACTGCAACATAATTATCAAATACTTTGGACTTACCTCTTTTTTGGAGTTTTACACTGGTTCTCCACTTTTTGCAATAATTAGATAGACTTTCATAGTCATTCTTATGCCGATCTAGATCTTCCCAAACTTTCTTGGGAATAAACTTAGCTCTAAATGGACGCTCATAAAACGGAAGAATCTCTATGAAGTCATAATCTATTTCTTCTATAAAGTTCCTCATGAAACCCTCTATTGTATTAGATGTGATTTAAGGAAATCTATTAACTTTGATTGATCTTCGTATGTTACATTAGGAAATTCATTTATTAGGGGCATCAACTCAAAATTGGATAATATATTATTATATTTAGTTTCCCTTCCTCTTAAAAACTTCTCAGATTGATCCGATCCTCTGCTGGTATATCGCTCCTGAAGAATATCTTGTGGAGCATGTATATAGGTTATTACCACCTCAGTATTTGGCAACGCAATACAATGCTCTAAGAAAGACTGGTTGAATAATCTGTCCCCTTCAAACAATACATTTATATCAGTCTCTTCTAACCACTCTTTTGCAACTGGCTGTACTGCCATTGATAGTCGATCTGTTCCAGCAAATGTTTCATCATCTTTATATGTTCCAAGAATACAAAACTTATCATTTGATTCTCTCATCATATTTAATGTTTTCTTTGGAGAATCTTCAATGAATTCGTAATCCTCCATAAATTTACGCATCAGCGTAGTTTTCCCTGTTCCTGGAACTCCTCCAATTGCAACTATCTTTCTCATGCAGTCTCCTCTACTCCAAACGATCTAATTTTTTCATCATTAAACATCCAATACATTCTATCTAATCTACCTGAATGTAGAAAAGCAGCATATTTTTCTCTATTTACCTTACTTCTATTAGAAAGTCTATAATCTAAAGTTTCTAATCTAGATTGCCACAGCACTTTCCACTCTATTCCATACCATCCATCGTTTTCTGCCCGAGATATTTCTTCAGATTGTCTATCTAAATAATACCCCAAATATCTTCCATGGTGTTCTCTGAATATCTTTTTAAAAGAACACAAACAAGTTTCCATAGTAAAGAAATCAAACTGATTCGCTAAATCTGGGAACCTTTTTTTCGCTTCTTGTACAATTTCTCTAGCGGTTGATTCAAGAACTGCGTACTCCTTACTATCGAGCCTTTGATCAATTCTGTCCTCCTGTCCCAAGGCATAAAGAAGTCCATTACGATGAGACCGAGAACCTGAATAGTCATCCAACATAAGACTAGTAGGATCGATAGCAATCCCAGCAGTATGCTTGAGGTGCTGAAGATAAAACCAAGTGGAATAGCGACCAAATTTATGAAGATTGCTTTTAATGCTTCCCCACAAATTGTGAAAGTTTGCTTGTTCGTTGTCTCCATAATAATTCTCCAATGCTTTCTTTTGTGTATTTTTACCAATAAACTTTTGGTACGATTCAAACATCTCAGGGATATGTCCCTTGTTCCATTTGGTGTCTACTTGATAACGTAGTCTCTTATAGTTATTTGTATTCCACCATTCCATTCTATCGACAGTGGCAAGTTCAAAATCAGGAAACTCATTCTTTAGAACCCATGCTGTAGGTAATTGATAAGTGTTTCCATATAACCAACACAACCAGATTCTTTCTTCCTCGTTGTGTTCATATCTTTTGTTGAGATAATTAGTCATCCAAACTGCAGGGTCGCAGTCGCCAAACTTCAGCGACCACGCCCACCAGCGGATAAATGCCTCTTTACGATTTTGTTTAAGACGATAATCCATTAATTAGGAAAACATGGAAGAACTACATACTCAACTTTTACATTAGGATGTAAAAGTTCCATTGCTTTTTTTAGTTTCAGTTCACTGCTAGACCAGCTATCATAGTCATCAATGTTGTTGTGATGGGTAACGATAACTCCTCTTTGAACCCCCATACCGCCCATCTTATTCATAATAGCACCAATACCAGAGTTATAAATTGTACCAGAAGTAACAGTAACCGCTGCTACACCACTATCATCATATTTTTTACAAATAGTTTCCAATTCAGGACGTGAGTATCTTATAAAGTTAAGTTTCGCTTCAGCAGCATCAGTTTTAATTCTTTTGCGAGCCTGACCCAAATTCCCTGTTATCTGGGGATTAGTCCACATTGGATAAAATGCAGCAAGGCACGTTTCTTTAAATCTATCACCCATTAACAAATTATATTCTTTATCGTCATGCTCTGCGAGTCCATTCATATATAGATTAATGATAGCACGTTGACAATCACTTTTACTGTTTGGTTTCTTAATCTTAGGATTGTGATTAGCGATGTAGCCAAAGCGATCAACGTTTGACTGATTGTTTAAGAACACACTCTTGTTAATGTATATCACAGGAGCAGAAGTCCACCCTGCCTTTACGATTGCTTTAGAAGTATGGTTGCCATCAATTATCCACATTAACCCATTTTCGTCAACACAAACAATAATAGGTGATATATTTTTCCTTGCTTCAGCAGGATCGTGCATCATGTGATCAGCAATTACCTCAGCATGGGCATGGTCGAGTAAAACTAAACGAACTTGATTGTGTTTGAAAGTTTTGATTACATCTGTTGGTACTTCAATAACTTCATATTTTCCCTCTTGAACATCTTTCCAAATTGAATCAACCAATTCAATATCAACCAAATCAAATATGTTTCTTTCTTCAACTGGGTCTATACCATTTATCCAATCAATGCCAACTTTTGCTTCTTCGTCAGAGATTGTAGTATATGTCTTTATATCCTTACCACCGCCATTAGATTTATTGTACCAATTATCGTTGCGACGAGCATCTATATACTTTAGAAGTTTGCGCTCCATAGTAATCATATGTGATTTAGTACCACGAGCAAGTATTGAACGACGCAGAAGTCCTAATGACCATGCTTCTCGTAGTTCTGGATCTTCTGAGGAAAAAACATATCCATCATGTATTTCAGATGAACCACGATAACCAATATATCTTTTACCGTTATTAATATTTACATAACCATAAACAAATGCTTGAAAACTCATAATAAAAATACCTCATCAAGAAATAGAAAAAATACTTATGATAGAATTATACCATTATAATGAATAAATGTCAACAGTTTTCTGTTCTTTTTCGTAAGAACTTGCAAGAGAACCTTTGCGTCCGCTGTAAAGTGCCTTTCTTATGGTGGGATCAGTGTCGTTATACAGTCCAGTCGCAAAGTTAGTATCCACTATCCTAAAAATAGAAATACTACAACCAGACTTTTGCAATCCCCAGAACTGTATACCACACCTCTTATAGAACTCTACAGCGTCTGGTTCAGCTGATACACGGAAGTATAGAGCTCCCTCTGCAACAGCGTAGGAGAGCGAGTAGTCTGTTAAAACCCTACCTACACCCTTTCCTCTATGCTTGTAGAAGGTGTGGAGAAGCTGGAGATTAGCTACCTTTGGATCTCTTTTGCTAATAGTAGTAATGATTGCTCCAAGTAATTCGTCTCCATCCCAAGCTCCCATGCAATAGTCCCATTGCTTTTGCATATTGGCTTTAGATACAAAGGTCTTTGCAAATCCATCCTCTTTACGATCAGATATTTGAGACTGGAATTGCTCTACAGTGCACTTATCTAACCTCATGGAACTCACGTTTCTTATTACCTCTTTCTTTAGAGTATTTTGTCTTTTCCCAACCAACATACTCATTTAAATTCCAAATAAATGGAGGAAAGGTATAACTGTCGTCTAGTATTTCCTTTACGCTTGGACCATCGTTCAATGCTGCTTCAATAAAACGCTCAGCAAATCTAAATTGATCTACCATTTCTTCTCGTTTAGTAGTAGATCTAAAACATCTAAACTCAATAGTTCCAGTATGCTTCATACAATAAGTATTAATTGCATATCTAAATGGTCTCCCCATAGAAACACCATCTTTACCTGCTGCATGAAGTTTAATGAAGTGATCAAAATCTGTTGCTAGATTAATAATGTTATCGCACATATAATCTGGCATTGCACGACCGCCATCAAACTTTAAGTACATCTTGGCACCCTTACAAGATTTCATTTGAGGTGCATCATAAAACTGATAGCAATGTTCTATAACATCGTTTTGATTTTGTTTAACATAAGCTACTAGTTTCTTCAAAGAATCTAGATCTTCCTTTAATCCTGGAACAAAGACATGAAGGTGTCCGTGGTTGACACAAGCAGCAGATGGATTATTACCTTTATCCAAGAACATCTGATGAAGTTCCATAATTCTATCAACCTGCTCTTGCCAAGTTCTTGTTGGCTTTGTGTTTATTTCTCCACCCATATATGGTTCCTCACCAAGAGGATCACAAGCAACAAACTTAAATGGTTCATGGATATTGACAATGTCAGTCTCAGCATATTCCCAAGAACCAAGTTCTTCAGGAATTTGTGTCCTGCGATCGATATCGCCCCATTCTATCTCATATCCCCATGTATAACTATGACTTGGATATTTCATGGCTGTAAATCATCTCCTTTATAATATACACGTTCTATTGTTTTCATACCTGCTCTACTAGCAATATCCTTAGTAGATGTAATAACAATTGCTAAATCATCATTCCAAGATATCCACAATG